GGTTGTCCACCTCGACTGGCAGGCTCGCTGGCGTGGCACTGCGCGGCCGAACCAGATCGTACCTAAGACTGACTGGACCGAGTGTGGCTACCTCGCCGGGCGCGGCTTCGGCAAGACACGCGTCGGGGCCGAGTGGCTCACGCGCGCCGTCTATCAGGATCCGAGCGGCTTCGACAGCTGCGTGATCGCGCCGACCTATCAGGACGTCAAGTTCACCTGCTTCGAGGGTGAGAGCGGGATCCTGTCCGTCCTGCCGCCCGAGCTGCTCGTCGAGCACAACAAGTCGGACATGATCATCAAGATGCGCAACATCGCTGGCGGCGTCAGCACGATACGCGGCTTCACGGCCGAGAAGCCCGAGCGACTGCGCGGGCCGCAGCACACGCGCGGCTGGTTCGACGAGCTGGCGGCGTGGCAGTATGACGAGGATACGTGGGACATGGCCATGATGGGCCTGCGCCTCGGCGTCAGCCCGCAGGTGCTGTGGACGACGACGCCCAAGCCGAGGGAGCTGATCCGCAAGCTCAGCAAGCCGCAGGACAAGCGCATCATCGTGCGCGGCTCGACCTTCGACAACAAGGCCAACCTGCCCGACAGCTTCTTCAGGCAGCTCGAGCAGTACGAGGGCACGACGATCGGCAGGCAGGAGCTGTACGGCGAGCTGATCGACCCCGAAGAGAGCGGCATCATCAAGCGCAGCGACTTCCGCCTGTGGCCGTCCAAGCAGCCGCTGCCCGCCTTCGACTACATCATCATGAGCCTCGACACCGCCTTCACCGAGGCGACGTACGACAAGAAGAAGGGCGACCCCGACAGCACGGCCTGCGTCGTGATGGGCAGCTTCCACGACAAGGAGGGCAACAGCCACCTCATCGTGCTGGACTGCTGGTCGGACCAGCTCGGCATGCCCGACCTGATCAAGCGCGTGAAGCGCGAGCTGAACACGGCCTATGGCGGCGACGAGGACGCGGCGCTGGTCAAGCCCCTCTTCGGCAGCGACAAGCCCCGCACGTCGGGACGCAAGCCGGACATGCTGCTGATTGAGGACAAGGGCAGCGGCATCAGCCTGCGGCAGATGCTCGAGCGCGAGGGCCTGCTGGCCTACGCATACAACCCCGGCCGCGCCGACAAGCTGGCGCGTCTGCACATGGTCAGCCACATCTTCGCACGCAAGCGCGTCTGGCTGCCGGAGAGCGACGCACACCCCGGCCGACCGCGCAACTGGATCGAGCCGATGCTGGCGCAGGTGTGCGCCTTCACCGGTCCGGGCAGCATCAAGCACGACGACTACGTCGACGCCCTGACGCAGGTCGTCAGGCTCTGCATCGACAAAGGGCTCGTCTCCGTGCTAAAGACCAAAAAAGACCAGCAGCATCGACCCCCGCCCAGCGCGGCGGTCAATCCCTACAGCCAATGAAGGACTGAGGCATGGACGAAGACGAGATGCCCGAGGGCGAGTATCAGGAACTGCCCGACGTCGCAGACGACGTCGAGGATACGCCTGACGGAGGCGCGATCGTCCGCCTCGATGACGGGGACGACGAGCCCCGCCCAGCCGAGAGCGAGTTCTACGCCAACCTCGCCGAGGACATGAGCGAGAGCGAGCTGGCCAGCATCTCCTCGACCTACCTCGACCTGATCAGCAAGGACAAGGAGGCGCGCAAGAAGCGCGACGAGCAGTACGAAGAGGGCCTACGCCGCACCGGCCTCGGAGAGGACGCGCCCGGCGGCGCGCAGTTCCAAGGCGCGAACAAGGTCGTCCACCCGCTCATGACCGAGGCCTGCGTCGACTTCGCGGCGCGCGCCATGAAGGAGATCTTCCCGCCGCAGGGCCCGGCCAAGGACTACATCCCCGGCGAGGCGACGCAGGAGAAGGTCAACAAGGCCAAGCGCAAGAGTTCCCTGCTCAACTGGCAGATGACGGTGCAGTGCCCCGAGGTGCGTGCCGAACTCGAGCAGCTCATGACGCAGGTGCCGCTGGGCGGCGCGCAGTACCTGAAGCTGGGCTGGGACGAGCGGCGCAACCGGCCGACGTTCCTGTTCGTGCCGATCGACGACATCTACCTGCCCTACGCCGCCACCAACTTCTACACGGCGCAGCGCCGCACGCACGTCCAGTACCTGACGCAGCTCGACTATGAGGAGCGCGTGGCCGAGGGCATGTACCGCGACGTCGAGCTGTCGCCGTCAGGCATGGAGCCCGAGCAGTCCGTGGCCGGTGTGGCCAACGACAAGATCGAGGGCCGCGACCCGACCAGCTACAACGAGGACGGCCTGCGCATCGTCTACGAGATCTACGCCATGACGCGGATCGGCGACGACGAGGAGGCCTACCCCTACATCATCAGCGTCGACAAGCCGACGGGCAAGGTGCTCTCGATCTACCGCAACTGGATCGAGGAGGACGAATACCCCGAGGAGATGCAGTGGTTCGTCGAGTGGCCATTCATCCCGTGGCGCGGCGCGTACCCGATCGGCCTGCCGCACATGATCGGCGGCCTGTCCGGCGCGGCGACGGGCGCACTGCGCGCCCTGCTCGACAGCGCGCACATCAGCAACAGCCAGACCATGCTCAAGCTCAAGGGCGGCACGGCTGGCGGGCAGAGCCTGTCGATCCAGCCCGGCCAGACCGAGGAGATCGAGGGCGGCCTGAACGTCGACGACGTGCGCAAGCTGGCCATGCCGCTGCCGTACAACCCGCCATCGCCGGTTCTCTTCCAGCTGCTGGGCTTCCTCGTCGAGGCGGGCAAGGGCGTCGTGCGCACGTCGATGGACGACATCGCCGACGGCAACCCCAACGCGCCGGTCGGCACGACGCTGGCCAAGCTCGAGCAGGGTGCGGTCGTCTACTCGGCCATCCACGCACGCCTGCACGACGCCATGGCGCGCATGCTGCGGATCCTCGACCGCCTCAACGGCCACAACCTTGACGACGATCGCCTCGAGACCGACGCGGGCGAGGAGCTGGCGTCGCGCGCTGACTTCGACGGCGTCCTCGACGTCGTGCCGGTGTCCGACCCGAACATCTTCAGCGAGGCGCAACGCTACGCGCAGATACAGGCCGTCGCCCAGCGCGCGGCCGCACTGCCGCAGCTCTACAACATGCGCAAGGTCGAGGAGCGTATCCTCGATACGCTCAAGATCCCGAACTCCAAAGACCTGCTCAACCCGCCGATGGAGCCGACCGAGCAGAACGCCGTCAACGAGAACGTCGCGGCGTCTCTGGGTCGGCCGGTCACGGCCTTCCCCGAGCAGGACCACCTCGCGCACCTGCAGACGCACATCTCCTACCTGATGAGCCCGACGTTCGGATCGAACCCGATCTTCGCGCCGGTGTACATCCCCGCCATCCTCAACCACCTCAAGGAGCACGTCGCCCTGTGGTACGCCTCGACCGTCTTCGACGTGTCGACCGAGGCCATGGACGGCAAGGATCTGGGCGAGGCCATGCGCGAGATGAGCCCGAAGGACACGCAGGGTCGCAAGGCCCTCGACCGCATGCTCTCCGAGGCCAGCACCACGGCGCTGACCGAGGGCGGCCAGATCTTCCAGCAGCTGCCGCAGATCATCCAGCAGGCGCAGCAGATCATGCAGCAGTTCCAGCAACAGCCGATGCAGGATCCGCGCCTCGCCATCGAGACGCAGAAGCTGCAGCTCGAGGGTCAGAAGGCGCAGCAGGCTGCACAGAAGATGCAGATGGACGCGCAGATGGAAGGGCAGAAGCTGCAGCTGGATGGCCAGCGCATGCAGATGGACGCGCAGATGGACGCCGCCGAGCTGCAGGCCAAGGTCGCCATGGAGCAGCAGCGTCAGCAGTCCGAGGACGCGCGTACGGCCGCAGAGCTGCAGGCGCGCATGAGCATGAACAGTCAGGACAACCAAACGGCCATGGCGCTCGCGCAGGCCGAGATCATGTCCGGCGAACGCATCGCGGTCTCCACGGGGACCGGGATAAACCCCAACCCGTAGAAAGGCACGGACGATGAAAAAGAATGACGCAGTCCTGAGCAAGGGCAAAGTCGCAGGCGGCATGAACGCCTCGAACACCAACATGCACAAGCTGATGAAGATGGGCCAGCATCCGAAGGTCCACGTCAGCGGAGGCAAGAAAACCCCCGCATGAAGATCGAAGTCCTCCTCCAGCGCCTCGAACTCGAGCAAGCACGCATCGCGTCCGATGCGCTGGGACATCCTGCGGGAAAGGACGGCTTTGACTACGGTCGAGCCGTCGGGATGTATGCGGGCCTCGAACACGCGAAGCGTACCCTGATCGAGCTAGTGGCCGAGAAGGAGCGCCGAGACTTCAACCTCTAACCCTGCGAAAAGGAGCGCTACATGCAGGAATTGGCGAATAAAGTAGAGTTTGGCTACGACAGTGAGGACGAGGCGTTTCCGCCTTGCGATCCGGGCGTACAGCCGTTCGGCAGCCGCGTACTGGTTCAGATACGCACGCCGAAGCAGAAGACCAAGGGCGGGATCATCCTGACCACGGAGACGCGTGAAACGGACGCGTGGAACACGCAGATCGCCAAGGTGGTCCGCGTGGGAGAACTGGCATTCAAAAACCGCACGAGCATGGAGCCGTGGCCCGAAGGGAGCTGGTGTCAACCCGGCGACTTCGTCCGCGTGCCCAAGTATGGCGGCGACCGCTGGACCGTCAAAACCGCCGACGGCGCAGATGAAGCGCTGTTGGTAATCTTCAACGACCTCGATCTGATCGGCAAGGTGACGGGCGACCCGCTCGGCATCAAGGCCTTCATCTGATCGATAAGGCTACAACAGGGAGCCGGTTATGGCAGACAATGTAATGACGGAAAACGACGACGAGGAACTGATCCCCGTCGAAGAGCAGCCCGAGGAGGGCGAAGAGCAGGCCGCCGATGATGCGGACGAGGATGACGACGAGGAGGACGCCCGACTTGCCGCCAGTGAGGACGACAGCGAAGACGACATAACGGCCAACCGCCGCCGCCGTGAACGCCGCCGCGATCGCCAGCGCAAGGCACGGGACGACGCCGAGCGGCAGATCCGCATGCTCAAGCAGCAGAATGAGGAGATGCTTCGCCGCCTCTCCGCAGTCGAGGGGCACGCGGTCAACACCAACGCCAAGACGCTGGAGGAGCGCATCGCCAAGGCGCAGCGCGAGATCCAGCAGGCCGAACACTTCATCGCCAAGGCGACTGAGGCAGGCAATGGTGAGGACGTCGTGGCAGCCATGCGCATCCGCGATCAGGCGATGGCCGAGGCGCAGCAGCTGTACAGCGCCAAGCAGGAGTTCGAAACCGCACGCAAGCAGCCGGCCACGCCGAAGGTCGACCCGAACGTCGTCAACTACGCCAAGGAGTGGATGAGCGCCAACCCGTGGTACGACCCTAACGGCCGTGACCGCGACAGCGCTCTGACCAAGGCGATCGACAACGAACTGGCGCAGGAGGGCTTCAACCCCGCCTCACGCGAGTACTGGGAAGAGCTTACGGCGCGTGTCGCCGAGGCCTTCGATGGTG